AGAGATATAAATAGATTTCATTTTTATTACATATAAATAATATACTTAGGTTATTATTATAAATTATATTTATAATTGTATTTTCTATTTTTAGAAGTTTGATCAAACAATAATTTTTTTAAAAAAAGTTGTTTGTAAGTTACGGAGTAACAAACTTTTATTTTTTTTTAGGATCTTATAAATTGTATTTTCTATTTTTAGAAGTTTGATCGAACAACAATTTTTTTAAAAAAAGTTGTTTGTAAGTTACGGAGTAACAAACTTTTATTTTTTTATCTAACACATTAATAAAATATGTGGATGTTATTATGTAGACCAATAGTTGTTCCTATAAAAAATACAAATGATACCATGGTGAGTACTGACATGTGTAGAATAGTAACTGTATCTCCTACAAATGATTCAAGTAGGTATGTTATAGACATAGTTGAAGATGCACCCGAGATAAAAATAACACCACCAGACTCTTCTAACTAATTTTATCATATAAAGAGAAGCTCCTTTATATCATAAATGATACAACAGTATGCAAAACACGTATATAAAGTACTTGGTCCCGGTTATAGCGAGCGCGTGTATCACAATGCGATGGAAGTTGTCTTACGGAAACACGGGGTACATTACGAAACGGAGAGAATAGTTCCTATAGTATTTGAAGGTCATACTATAGGGAATCTTCGCGCCGATTTAATTTTAAATAATAAAACCGTGATCGAACTCAAATCGGTTAAAACTATGAGTAGTGTTATGGAAACACAAGCACAAAACTATCTACGTTTAACGGGATTCCCAGAAGCGTATTTAATAAATTTTCCACCTACATTAAATACAGATTTAGAGGTTAGGTATGTAATTTTGGATTGATTCAGGTATCGTATCTTCGTGTTGGTTCATCATATACATAAATGGTATCATTTTGTATATCTTTTCCCATTCACTTTTCGAGTCTTCGTAATACTTTTTCGGATCTTTAAGACCTTTGTTTATAATTTCGTTTATCTTTTCTGTGTAGAACCTGATTTCCTCTAAACAGAAATTATAATACGGATCGTTCATTAATTCTAATAGACCGTTTTTCTTTAATTATTTTTTAGACTTCTTTTTCGTTTTCTTTTTCATAAATGTATCCATATATTTGTATACCTGTTGCGGAGTACTTGTAATTTCTTTACTAACCTTATTCCAACCATTACTTCGTTTAGGTAATGTTGGTAAATTATAAAAAGTAGGATTTTCTGAAATATATTTTACGAGATCGTTTATATTCATAAAAGGTTCTCTTTTACTAACCACTTGAAGTATTGCCGTATTACTAACATTGTTTTGTCGACGTTTTGAAATAATTGAAGGAGACGGTGTTGATTTTCTACTCATTATTTATATAAACTGAGAATTATTTTTGCTTTTCCGCGTAATGCTTAATTAAATCGTTAAGATTTTTAAACGCACCACCCTGTCTAAGTGGATTTTTTCTATTTGATTTCGATTTTGACCTTGGTGTTTTTGGCGAATTTGGTGCCTTGTTATTCGTTTTCTTCTGCAAATTTTTAGAACTTTTGTTTCTCACGGGAAAACTATTCATTTAGTATACCCTGATATTTTTATATGGTAGGTATATATTCCCATTTTATATCTTCACATATCTTCTTCCAAATAACGTCTTGTTGATATAACTTCTCTTTAGATTTCAAAAGTGGGAAATACTTAAGGTACGAATCTTCGCTCAAAAGTTCGCAAAATTTATACAAAACGTACGAATAACTTAAGAAATTTTTACGTTCCGATGGACAATTTTTATCGAAGGGTTTTTGTATATCCTTGAACATAATACGCAATCTCTCTTCAAGTTCTTGAGGCATTTTTGGTGGTGATATACCACTGAGTATATTTGTTATATACGGAACGTGTTCGTAATACTTATTAAGTTTTAGTTTTTTCAAAAGTCCGCGTACACGTGCATGTGTAATTTCTTCTACAGATTTAACCTTAATCTTTTTGAGTTCATTACGTAGTTGTTCTATAACTTCAGGAGGTATGTTCGTTGTTTCCTGTGCCTGGAACTGTGATAACCATTCATTAAAATGATTTTCACGCTTATACGAATAGTTTACTATTTTTTCAGACGTTTCCTGCTCCTCTCTATATGTTAATTCTTCGCTTATAAGATTTGCTATTATTAAACCACATTCCTCACATACAAGATCGCTCGTATCTGTGAAATGGTATACAGTGCTATTTATACAATTCGGACAAGTTTCTGGTTTTTTCTGTATAGGTCTATCGACAGATGCTTTTTCAACTTCCGCTAGGTAATCTATAAATATATCCTTTCTTTGCAAACCCGACGTTTCTTTACAATTAAATACGTTATCGGTATTTACTTCCTTTTCGGATTCTTCTGTATACTGTTTCATATAAGGCATACAATTGATTATATATTCAGACATCTGAGATTCGTACTCATTTTTATTGTCTGGATCTTTTTCTATGGATTCTTTCCATGAATTTATCTTGTTGTTATATCGGCTTAAAAAATTACCTTCCATATAATAACTAAATATTATGGTTATTAATTTTTTAACTAACGTTATACTTTGGGCATACGAACGTATAAAATCTGTAACTTCGAAACCCGATTATAAAATTATTGATCAATCCATGGAATATTTCATCGATAATGATATAATACCAGAAGAACTCGACGATTTTTGGCTGGATGAGTCTATAAATGAGTGGGACGGAATAACAGAAACGTTCTATAAAAATCTTAATAACGTCAATTATAAAAATACTACAATACCCAAAAATGTTAAAAAAATACTTGTTCGTATAAAATATTGGTACAATGATAAAATGTACAAATACATGTCATATGACATGGACCACGAATGGCCACCTGCTCGAAAAAGTGGTATAGTGTTTAACATGCCAATCACGAGTGCACAATTGCTTGATTCGGATGGTAAACCCGTTAAAGATCTTTTGAATAAAATAAAAAGATACGCTGGACCAAGAGGTGATTATAATAATCAACAAATAAGAATAAGTGATTTAATGTATTACGACATGGAAACACTTGAAAATGAATACCCGACGATAAAGATAAAAAGCCCTTTAGGTATGGTAAAACATGTGAGTTCTGTAGATGGGTATATAACCGATTTAAGTATACCTTAATTATCATCCGAAGTTGCTTTTGTTGCTAAATAAAATTTAAGTTCACCAAGATTTGCAACGTTATATTTTAATATCAAAAACCTATTCTGTTCTTCTTGCATGATTTGTACAGTTGAACACATACTTGTTGCTTTAGTAAATATGTTCATGTACCGAAGTGAATACGTACCACAAATTTTGGGACTCTCTTCCGTACACTGAATTTCAGTTTCTTGATTCGCGAAATCACCCGAACAGTATAATCGAAATATGTACCCATCTCTTGTTATTTCTATATCATTTGATATGTTAAACATATCCCTACATATTCTTTGAAAATCGGCAGATGGCATTGGTGTTATCGTTGTCATATTCATTTGAGGAACTTCTATCTGATTTTCGTTTATATCGAGAAGTTTTAGTGCAAATTTTGTACACGATTTCTTTGCTTCACTATGTATTTCTATATTCATAAATTCTCGACAATCTATTGATATTTTAAGAACATCGCTATTAGATATAGATTTCAGAAGTTTAAACGTGTTTGATACGTTTATACCAGCTATAATTTCAGTTTCACATTCGTACTCATCGAAAAGATCGCCGGCCAAATACATATCGACTAAAGAAGTCCTAGCGGTATCTAAAGTGACTATATACATACCGTCTGGTTTAAAATATACATTAACATCGTTCAATATATCTTTTAAAACCTCGAAAGTTGCCTTAATAGCAGATGCTTGAACTGTTACGAGTTTCATTATCTGAAACTGTATTTATTTCTTTATATTACGTTTGTTTAGTTGTTGAATTATAGGCATCGCTAACACTCCTATTTATTTTTTCTTCGAGTTCTGGTGTCATGGCGGGCTGTAATGCCATGCCATAATCATCTAAACCGAATAATTCATTATTACCTTCACCGTCTAACGTTGTCATAGAACAGTTTCCAAATCCAGCCATTTCAACTTCTTTTACTGGTAATAACGAACTAAGCCAGTTTTTTATTTCGTTTCCAACAAGTAATTTACCATTTTTAGTTAACATGGTTGGTACTCTACTTATTTTATTTTTATATTGAGGCGGTATACCACGTTCGTTAATGTTGTGATACGAAACAATAGATTTCAATTGTTCATTTTTACTGATATAATCTATTATATCTAAACTATGATTACACTGCGGACTGTATATCAAAAGCGACATTTAAAAGTGTATACTAAAAAAATTTTTAAATAAAATCACAATTAAATATAGATGAATAAACTTATTTTAGTTATTTCGATTATCATTGTTCTATATATCATGTCCAGGACGGAACTATATTCACTCGATAAGAAAGAACCTTTACTTTCTGACGAGGGTATAGATACCTCAGATTATAACGAAGAAAACGACAAAATTTCTATATCAAATGACCTGATGCAGGAAATGATTTTAAAAACAAATAAGGAAGTTTCTAAAAAAACGGGATTGTGTACTTATATAATAGAAACAACTGAAGTTAAGAAGTATACACACAAAATCAACGGAAACGAAGTGTATAGATGTATGTTTATGGTTGTAAAACACGGTGGATTTGATTTCGGATTTTTAGTCACGTCTGATATAAAAGTAATTAATGAAGGTCCAAGATATGAAACGAGGGATGTATCATCAGAATACGAAGAAGGTAGACAATTCGGTGATATATTAGAGGAAACGAAACAAAGTGTGAGTGAACGTCTGGAAAGAAAAAGCGAATTATCCGAAATAGAACAAATACGTTTAAGACGAGATGAAAAGAAATTACAAGCACTCGAACGCGATAAAAAAATAAAAGTTGATGAGAAACCAGAAGTTGCTATACTGTACCTCAAAACACAACCTATATACATAAACCCACCTTCTGATATAGGCGTTTTTACAGATCCAAGTAATGCTCAAGAATTTCAAGATTATACACTCGTTAGACAATCCGAACTGGATATCATAAAGAATAATAGGTTTGTAGACAAAGAAATTTTAGATTCACAAACCATGTATGGTAATAAAAATAAACCAGTAAACGATATACCAGATTGGCCAACGCATAAGGATAGAGTACCTCCTCCATCTTTACAAAACATGAGTAATAATGACGAAATAATAATTTAACGTATTGTAATGATCAGTGTAGATGATATATCTAGAATAGCTGAAAAACGAAATCGTCTCAGGAAAGAAACGTATGTTAAATTGTATGAACAAATATCTAAAAAAATACGTCAATCTGTAGAATTAGGTCATAAATACGTATTTGTACAAATACCTTCATTTGTTATGGGCTACCCACATTTCGATAGAATAAAGGCAACACAATATTTAGTTAGACAACTTCATATAGGTGGTTTTATTGTACAACATATAGGCGATTTTGAATTATGTATTTCATGGCGCCCTCGTAAACTAAAAAACAATACTCAGAAAAAACAAGAGGATGATGACGATCATTTAGAAGATTTTCCAACACTTGTAAACCTAAAAAAAGCTGCTAATAAATACAGGACAAATGCGCGATAACCTCTCATAAAAAAACCCAATTAATCATAAATGGACAATCTTAATATACTCGTTGAAGCTAAACGTGAATACCTTGGCCAACTCTGTATACTCATGTGCCCAGTTATGATTGAAGTTTTTGAAGAAATGTACGAAGAAGCATATAAGTTATCCAAGGGAAGAAAGACACTTATTATGTTTCAAAAATTGTTAAAGGAAGTTCCAAACTGGAGTGATGCTCAATCTAAGCAACACACGGATAACATCGCAAATAGATGTGCATGGTTTAACGATCTCATCGCAGCCGTTTTTGTAAGTTGCGTTAAAATTTTATCAGCAGTTCGATTAAGTAAAGATAATAAGAAAATATCATTAAAACTCCCAACAAATGAAGTCTTTATTCAAATGTGTTATAATAAGGCCGCGGAGAATCTTTACAACGATCCTTATATATACCACGACCCACAAAATGAACACGCCAGAAACGATAAGTTATTTGAACGATTCTCTGCGTGTATCGAAACGGCCGTAAAAGAACTTATCCCTGTTCAACAAATTTTACAAACGTATATGTCCCAGACACAAGAGGGACAGGATCTCGACTTAAATGAAGCAGAAGTCGGTGATTTTGAAGATCCAGACGTTTTGGAAGGTGGTGCAGAACCGGAAGAAGTTTCGGCCGATCCATTTGAACAAACCGAAGGAGAACAGGTACCAATGGATCAAGGTCCTACATTGGATGATCAACCACCTCTCGAAGATCCAGATACACTCGAACAACCACCAATGGAACAAGAACAACCATCACAGGCTCCTTATACACCACCACAACAACAATCGTCGTTTATTGATAACGAATTCAAAACCATAAATACAGGCTCGCAGGTAAAACAAACACAAGACGATGGTGTTTTATTTCCAGATGCACCAGAAAATCACCCAAGACGCACCAGATACCCATAGAAAAAAACCTCGTTTATATTAAATGGAATTTGAAGATTATTTAAGAGATCCAGCATGGGCCGGATTAATTGCAGGATTTATAACCGCAGGATACATCCACTTTAAAGCAAAGTTAAATAACGAAGGTAAATTACCTTTACCAGCATATACAAAACCAGCGGCACTTGTCGCTATTTTAGTTTTTTTTATCGTTACAAACGGAATAGGTAAGAAAGAAAGCATATCTACAGAGCCATTTTAAAATTCTTTACTTAAAGATAGTACACACTTACTATATACAAAAAATGGCTTCGGTATCGGCTTTCAATGAAATGATGGGCCAATTTCTTATGGAACTCCATAAGACTTTTCCAGAAGAAAAAGGCTTAAAAAAATGTATGTCAGCTTTCGATTTAATGAAAGAAACAAACCCAAAACTTGTAGTCGACGGATTTATGGTCGGAGTAACCCCGTATGCCGATAAAATTTCAGCAAAGGATGATACATTTTTCCTCGAAGAATCTAAAAATTTGGATTTTATGAAAGGGGTTAATTTGAAAGATCACTGGGATTCGTGTTCGGAAAATACGAAAAACGCAATTTGGCAATATGTACAAACTTTATACATGTTAGGTACGACCATTAAATCTATACCAGAAGACACACTTTCCATGATTGAAAAGGTAGCAAAACAGTGTGCAGATCAAATGGAAGAAGGTGGCACTGAATTAGATGAAGCTGCGTTAATGAAGACCATGCAGGGCATGTTGGGTGGCATGTTGGGTGGTGGTAAAAAATAAACTAGTAATATATAAATGACATCTTGGTTCGACGATCCAAAACAACTCATTCGTTCAGATAAAGTATTAAATTTTTGGCCTTCAACTACACTAACACCAGAAGAGCGTATAAATGCTACAGCCAGATTTATAATTTATGCAACATGTATAATATATCTTATTAAACGTGACACACGTATATTTGTTCTAGGAGGAACAGCACTCGGTGTTCTTTTCATAATGGAAAGATCCGATATGGTTAAAGAAGCTCTTGCAAGACCCACGGATGGCCAACTCGGCGCAACAGGGGCTTGTCAGCTTCCAGATAAAGAAAACCCAATGGGAAATGTTCTTTTAAGTGATTTTTCTGATAGACCAGATAGACCAAGCGCTTGTTATTACCCAACGGTTAAAGCTAAAGCAAACGATTTAGCAACAGAAGGTGTTAAATACGGTCCATCTCGTTCCCGATCAGCTATGCCACTTTACCAAAGAAACGCAATGTCAAGACAATTTGTTACAATGCCAAGTACATCATTAGCAGGAGATCCATATTATGAATATATCCACGGTAAACAGGGCCAAAAAACGTGCAGACAAGACCCACGTTTGTGTAATCCAGACGCGAGAGGTGTTCAACTCGAAGCGTTTGCTGGCCTTGCACCAAGTGGAGATATTAGAAGTAGTGCAAGTAGACCCACGGGATCTTTCTCACCATAGGTCTAAACAAAATATTTACTTAATATAAAATGGCTTATCAACTCCAACCAGGATTGAAAATTGTCGAAGATAAAGCAGTACCAAAAGTTTGTGCAACCGAGGAAGTCTTTGTGTATCCTCAGCCCAGTACCTTGAATTATGGTTCCTCGAGACCAAATACCATGTTATATGGCACGGCTCCATTCATGGCAGGTAAAGGTTCTCCAGCACAATTTATCGAAACAAGCGATGCTCTCCGTCCACAGTCTACATCCCAGTTTAACAAGATATTAGCAAAAACATACGAACAAAATTTCCACCCACTCCAAAATGTTGAGTGCAAAGTTCCTCTTAGAACCCGAACTTATGAACCTTCGAGTACTCGTGCCGAAGTTCAAAATGGTTTATTTCAGCAAAGGTACGTCAATAAAAATCTCGCTAAGAAATAAGAATGGCTGATCCCGTCTCTATATTAGCTATAGCAGGACTAGTTTATGCTGGTCGCAGATTAAGCAAACCAGAAGAAAAATACACAATCGAAGGTAAATCCGTCGAAGAAAATATTGCAATTAAACCCGAAGTTGATAATCGTGATATAACTATCGCTCAGTCGTATTTAGGACCACTTTCGCCTCTTGTTGAACCAGATTACACATCTAAATCTGAAGTCGCTTCATTTGCAGATGTTTCAGATGCTTCGAGATCTTCGGGTGGTGAAGTACTTGATATGAGAAACAGAATGATGTATGACGGTGGTCGAATGAATAACCTTTCACCAATTGAAAAACAACTCGTAGGTCCAGGTTTAGGTGTTAGTGCGAATACACCAGCTGTGGGAGGTCATCAACAACTTTTTAGAGTTAACCCAGAAAATGTCGGTGCATACAGATTAACAACACTCCCCGGTAGAAGCGGTCCCGCATATGATTCGAAGGGTGGTCGAAGAGCTATGATAGGTGAACTTGGAAATAACAGGCCAGAAAAAACCGCATTTCTCCCAGACAGATTACCACCATCAGGTGGTCATGCACAGGGATTCGCAGGAAGAACTCCAAGAGGTGAACACGAACGAACAAAACGTACTACAAATCGTTCCGAAACAGGTTCAAGAACGGATACTCTTAATTTTGCATCTGCAAAAAGAAACGTATCTGCATTGACTCGTGCACAAGAACCAACGCGTAATAAGAAAGATGGAAACATCGAATCTTACGCTTATGCGAATGCTCCAGCACCAGGTATCAGTAATTTTATGGGCGGATACTTGAATGCACCCGCATCCAAAATTGGCGAAAAGCGTACGTTTGGAACTGCACACACAGTCGAGGAACTCATGAAGTATGGATTCAGACCAGATGATAGAAGAGGTAAAGCGGGTCGTGCACCAGGTGCAGGTCGTATGAACGTTCGTGCCGATCCACTTAACCAGGGTGGTATGGTAACCAGTGTTCGTTCAGATACAACGCGTATCGATGGAAGAGTGAACGCTGCAAGCGGTGGTTGGACTCAACAATATAGAAAAAATGATTACAATCAACTTAATGCATACAAGGGTATTCAAAATCCAAATTCTTCTCAGTGCGGTTTAGACATTGCTAAAAGAAATCTTCAAAATAACCCACTCGCACATAGCCTTTCTTAAACATACATATACATAAATAAGTAAAAACACTCATTAAAATAATGCTCCTATATTTTAATGAAGGTACATACCTTAGATATAGATAGTGGCGAACGTGATCCTATAGTATACCCAAACCCTGGAGATTATGTCGTTAATTTAAAAACTCCCATTTTTAATGTTACGAAATTGTCTCTTATATCAGCGCGTATTCACAATAGTCAATTTTTAATTCACGAACGAAACAATACTTTTACGATCAATAATACAACTATATCTATACCTAACGGAAACTATGATGGCAAAGATCTTGCGTCAAATGTTGTTCAGGAATCGAGTGGTATATTATCATCTTCATCCTTTGATAAAGATACAAATTCTATAAAGTTTACTGGTGGTAGTAATTTTACGTTTAAGTTCTATACGGGTACAAATGGATATAACACGTACGTGAGTGGTAAAACGACTCCACACGATATACTTGGATTACCTGCAAATGATATAACTTCAACAAACAATACACTAGAAACGGGAAGTATTAATTTACAAGGCGCAGATGCTATCATAGTTAAACTAAGTAGTGGTTCTGACGAGTTTAACCAAACTATATTTTCAGAAACACCTTTCTACACTGGTAGAATACTCATGTGTGGCGATGTCATTAACTATTCTGGTGTAGACGATACTGTTGAGCATAATTTCGATAGTGGGGCACAAAAAACTATATCGAGATTACGAGTACAATTTTATTACAGTAGTAATAATCGTCTGATACCATACGATTTTAGAAACGCAAATCATATACTAAAATTAGCAGTAACGTGTTCTACTGATAAATTTGAGAATATACCTCGAGTAAGAAGAGACGAAGCTCTTCCAGCACCTATGAGTATCCCCGAATTAGAGGATCCGCATAGATGGGATGCGTTTATATCAATTTTTTTAGTAATCGCAACTGGATTATTTCTTTTGTTGGTTATGAAAAAACCAAAAATTATCGAGTGACCGCGAAGACTGGAGCGCCTGGTTTCTGGACCTTGGTAGAAACACGGGAGACGGTGATGTAAACGACGATGGAAAGGAGAGTTGTAAGGAGAGCAGTGAGCGTGTAGTTCATACCACCGTTCTTGTTAACCTTAACAACTTGGTTGACGATCCATCTCACCAAATCCATCCAGGAGAGGGCGGCGGCGAAGGAAAAACCAGCAACGACAGCGTTGAGGGATTGAGCTTCGAGTTCATTGGCGACGAGCATGACAGTTTCTTGAGCAGACATTTTTTATACTATAAATATAGATTTTATTCTGGGAATATTGTTTCTTCAAATAAGATTTTCTTATATTTTTTAGTATTTTTCAAATACCCTTTTAACATTTTAGGTTTCGAACCTTCCTTTGAAGAATTATACCCTGAGGAAGAATTAGATTCTGATTCGGTATCACTTTCATCGTCTGTCTCTTCATCGTTTGAGGAACTTTCTTCATCACACAACTTGAAGTATTCAGCATCTGTAGACCACCCTTCGGGGGTTATAGAGTTACTCATTACTATCTATAGCATTTTTTAACATCTGTTCTGTTGGATTTTTCGGCACCCAGTTTTCCCAATTATCGTATGCGTTATTCATCTTAACAAACTTATATTCGCGTCCTGAATATCTTTCAAACTCAATACCTTCTTCATCTTCATCGACCGTTTCAATTTCATCTTCATCGCTACTATCGTATTCCTCGTCATAAATTTCTGGAAAATGTGTTCCTATTTTTTTACCAACCTCGTTCATGGCACAATATTTCATTGCATATTCCAAATCTTTACCGAGTACCGTATCCCTACCACACGCTTTGGCGTACTCTGCTGCAAATACCATGGATTTTTCCATAACGGGTTGAATCACATTTATTGCAGTTTCTTGTAATTGCTCTACCAAATTGGTAGTTGCGTCTTTTTCCTGTTGATTCATTGTATTAAAATAATAATTTAACAGTTCCGTTCTCCAATCGGAGTATATTATAACTAAGCGCGTAAACTCTAAGTTCTCTTTCTCTATCTTCCTGACCATTCAAATGTAATGTTAGAAGTTGGTCTTTAATTAAACTAAAGTTAATCTGACCAGTTGGATACCATCTTTCTGGTTCGAGTGCAAAACTGTACGAATAAAAACGTTTGAACAATTGCGTTCTTGTATGGTGTATACCACTCTGAACTGCACGTAAGCTTATAACTTCACCGGAAGCACCATCCAATATATCTCTTTCATCCAATTTTAGTTCAAGATTACGTAAGTGTTCGTAATTTATATACTCGCTATTGAGCGTGTATTCTGCATGATCGTAATCGAGTGGTGTAACGAAATGTAAACCGACAGCACTATTTCTTTTTTCCTGTATGATAAAATAAAGTTCTTTGACGGGATTTTTAAAATTGAGTCTATGTTTTACTACGACGGGTTCAACGTTTGGACTTTGTGGGATTTCATCTTTACTCTCTTGAACTTGTGTTATCAAATAATCTGTCGGTGTACTTAACATTTTTTCCTTTTCTTCGACATCCAAACAAACCATCTCGACGTTCAATTTTAAACTTTTTATCAAGTTTTTAGGTTTTAAACCCGTATAATGTATAAAGTTGGAAAAATCACTTCTTGTTGCGTGAATACACTGATCAACATCACGGAGTTTTATAACAACCTCAATTTCCTGTTTATCGATTGCAAAGAGTGGTATAGCAAGTTCGGGGTTATTGTAAAAATAGAAAGGTATATCGACAAAATACTTTTTATCGGAAGTTGCATTACCAAGGTAATGTCCCAAAGTAGTTTTCATAACCATTGTACCCGAAAATTCATTTGGTGGTTTACCTATAAGTTTAGATAAGTTCGTTTGTTTTGTTTGCGTTACGTACTGTTCGGAATAAATGTGTATAAAATCACTCGTAAGTCTTTGAATAACTTCACCACCTATCAATAACTCCACGTATTCAATCATTTGGTGCCCTATCGATTCATTGTATCCTAAACCAGTTGCATTTGTTATAGAGTTCTTAAGAGTTTGATCTATCGCTGCTAATTCAACCTTCATACTCACGGTTTTAAGAAGATCACCCTGGTTTTGGGGAATAACACACCGGACCTCGTTTCCGAAATCGATATCACCTTTTACGTCTAAATCCTCAAAGAAAGAGGCATAATTAGCGTGTTTTTGAAAATTTTTTACGAAGTATGTATATTCTGGATCATCCGTAAAAAAGGCGTCCTGTGGGCCAGTTGTTTCTAATTGAAGTCTTCCAGCCATTACTATTATAGATGACTAAAATTTTAAACCACCAAGACCGCTATGAACACGTAAAACATTATAACTTACACCGTATACATATACCGTATGTTCAAACGTAGCGTCGGGTTCATCGAGTTCGACTTCTAAAAGGTTATGTGCGATTCTACTCATATTAACCTGTCCTGTTGGGTAGTACGTCTCTGGTTTTAACGAAAAACTATACACACCGAAATCGTTGTTCGTAACGCCGGTATAATATTTCAAAGGTTGTTCATAACTTAACATTAAATTATCTGCATCAATAATTGTATTATTATTGAATTTCATAGTAACGTGTTTTATTGGATTGTATTTGTATACATCATCACTAACCGCCATAAACATCATCTCTTTTACAGGACCTTTGAATTTGAGCATGATAGATTTTTTAGATTCACCAGCTTTCATCTTAAACTTTGACATTTGAACCTGTGTTATTATATATTCTATAGGTCGTGTCATTATAAAATCTCTTTCGTAATCCGTTATAAAAAAGAAATCCGTTATGAGTGATGTTTTTTTAATAGACGAAGCCACGTCAGATGGTGGATCTTCAATTGCACCAGTTGCGGTAGTATACGAAACTGTTATATCCTTTAATTTTTTGAATTTAATACGAACTTCGACTTGTTGTTTAGTGAGAGCAAATACAGGTATTGCCAAACTTGGGTGTCTAAAAAAGTAAAACGGTAATAAAACATTATAATCCCAATCCGATGATACAGCTATATAATTACCATGCCCACCCAAAAAATAAAGCGTTTGATCGATATCGTCTTTATTATTGCGTAATTGATCATACATGTATATATAATCACCTGTTATTCTCTCTATAGTTTGACCACCTATAAGTAAATCTGCGTGTTGTATTATTTTAGCACCTATGGATTTAACATACCTTATATCTTTACCTGACCCAGGTGTACCAGTAGGTTGTGGTAAAGTAAACTTAAACATCATACTTCGAATGAGATCGCCTTTATTATTAGGTATACGACACTCTAACGTTGTATCAAAATCAACATCACCGTCAAATGGTGTTTCTATTGCTTCTATTGAAAATTTAGTATGTCTTTTAAAATTCATCAGGAAATATGAAAACTCTGGTTTACCAGTAAGCCACTGGTCCTGGATTCCTGTGACAGCGAGGTTTAATCGACCAGCCATTCTTACTCTATGTGAGTAAAATTTTATAAAATAAAACGAAGCAGTACATTAAATGAATCTTCAACTTCGAAAATTCAAGCCTGAAAGTATGGCCGATGATAAAGTATGTGTTTTTATCGGAAAACGTAATACAGGTAAATCAACGTTGGTTACTGATATTCTATATCATAAAAAACATTTACCAGCAGGAATAGTTTTATCAGCAACCGAAGAAGGAAACCATTACTACCAGAAATATGTACCTGATCTTTTCATATACGGTGATTACGATAGGGAAGCTATAGAACGTGTTATGGAAAGACAAAGGAAACTCGTAGGCGCGGGAAAAACAAATTGTGGAGCGTTTCTTCTTTTAGACGATTGTATGTACGATTCTAAATTTATGAAAGATACGTGTATCAGACAATGTTTTATGAACGGGAGACACTGGAAGATATTTTTCATGTTAACCATGCAATATTGTATGGATCTTCCACCAGCACTCAGGGCAAACGTCGATTACGTATTTATTCTTCGCGAAAACATTATACAAAATAGAGAGAAGTTGTATAAATCGTTCTTTGGTATTTTTCCAACGTTCGAAATGTTCAATAAAGTCATGGATTCGTGTACGGAAAATTACGAGTGTTTAGTTTTAGATAATACTTCAAAGAGTAATAAAATAGAAGACTGTGTTTTTTGGTACAAGGCAACTTTACGTAAAAACTTTAAAGTAGGTGCCCCTCAATATTGGCAAACACACAAAAAAATGTTTAATCCAAGGCATGGTAATATGAAAGCTGGTGATAGAAACGCAGTTAAAAAAACAACGGCATTAAAAGTCATTAAGAAGAAATGATAAGACTATTTTCTAAACGTATAAGTTCGGCATTAAACATATTTCCATTACCACCTCCCAGTTCTATACCCTTATATCATAAACCAAAGGATAATAGAATTGACGTATACCCACGGTCTGATGATGAAGAAATGACCAGGACTCACGGTAGTGAAAACGGGTACAGTATATTAATAGATGTATGCCACGATAAACATACTATTGATATAGATCACGATATGTCTAGTTACGAAGAATTTAATGATTTACCTAGAATTGTCAAGGCGTTAGGGTGTTTATATCCAAACTATACTTTAAAAAAATAATACCAGGATGCGTAAACGTTAAAAACGAAAAACATTTGTATTAGATATATGGCGACAGACATTTCTACCATGAATTTATCCGATACCGGAGAAGGTATGGTTAATTTAAACAATAATCAATCCACAAATTTCATACCAAATGCGCAACAACCTCCACCTTCGATACAACAAGAAATGCCGAGTTTTTCACCCGAAAAAAATATTGATTTTAAACAAAGTAACATGGACTCTACACCTATTTCTGATATTATGGGTCAACCCGAAGCTCCTCTTGAACCACCAATGATGGCACAAGACCCACGAATGACTCAATCTCAAATGCAATCACCCATGATGATTGCACAACAGCCTGTCGGACAAAAGACAGAAGAAAAGGCGACTAAAAACGATAACCCATTTAATTTAACCGATGACCAATTTCAAGCTCTCGTCGTCGCTGTGTGTACTGCGATAGCAATTAGTAAGCCAGTTCAAGAAAAACTTGCAAACTTTGTGCCTCAGTATCTTAACGATCACGGGAATAGAAGTATGGTTGGTTTAGCAGCAACTGGTGCAGTTGCCGCAGTTGCATTTTATATTGTTAGAAAATATGCTTAAACGTTGTTAACAGCATTGTTAAAATGCGAATACATTCTGCTATTTCCTAAAACAATGTAAGATATCATAAATCCTAGTAATAAACCTGCTCCACGAACTCCAATAACAGTTCCTGTACTTCGTGTAGTTTTACCATAATTTTTGAACGATTTTTTAACTTCTCCAGAAACGGCGGAAAGAGCCGCAGAGAAACCCCACGCAACACCCGTCGATAAAAGCATGAATGGAACGTCCAAAGCCATGCGTCCCCATAATTCACCACCTCTTGGTATGTATCCAAGAATATTAGGTATTAAGAACGTTAATAGGAAAATTATAGCCCATGGGTTTTCGACGTAAAGTGGGAGTGCTGATAAGGAAAGGACACCATTCCAAAGTATAACCAAATATACAAAATCTTTTGTGGATGCTTCTGACATTTTATATTAATTTAAGCATAGATTATTTATCTTGGACGTGTTTACCACAAAATTCAGTTCTTTTTGGTATCTCCTGATATATTCCTAACTTAACGCAAATATCCCTGAGTTCTTTAAAATTATTCCAATATTCTTTACTGTGTGTATATTCATCCACTGTACAGTGTGCGAGTTCGTGTATTAAAACATGGAAAATTTCGTTCGTGTCTCCGTCTATACATAACCCTATTTCGTTACCCTTGTTTGAATTGTATCCTACGGCACCCCGTAAACGTATGTGTGCTGTTATTGGTATTTCGTCGTGTAAAACAGTAAACTTTTCGTTATCGGTTTTCTTAAGGTGTTCCCTGAGAATTTGATATTTTTCGCGAACCTCGATTAATTCCTTAGGTTCTTTCGTATTGATGAATATGAGTATATTTATGATAAGGAGGAATAAAGCGACTATCATCTTATCATAAAGTGAGATAAAATATTAGAGGAATATATATGAGTAGTAATAACAATAACTCCAATTCTACCAATCGCCGAGTCAGGAGAAGACTTAATGATACTGTTCCTTTTAACCTTACCAGTATTAATAAAAATGCTAAGTGGATTGTTAAATCTGGTTATAGGAGTTCAGGGATTTTGCGTACCTACTATACTAATTTACCAAGAGAAATTGGTTCATTTACACGACTCGAATCAATATATATACAAAAGCATAAATTTACCTGGCTACCAAAAGAGATCGGTAACCTTAAAAACCTTAAGGAACTTAATTTGCCGTTGGGTAATTTAGAATCGTTACCACCACAAATCGGTAACCTTAAAAATCTCGAAGAACTTAAATTAGAGAATAATAAGCTACGTACTTTACCAAAAGAGATCGGTCTTTGTAAAAACCTTAATAAAATTAATTTGAACGGTAATATGATGGTATCGTTACCAAAAGAGATCGGTAACCTTAAAAAACTCGAAAAACTTAGTTTTGACGATAATGTATTAACATCATTACCAAAAGAGATCGGTCTTTGTAAAAACCTTAAAGTACTTGAATTTAATTATAATAAAATAACCTCGATACCAAAAGAGATCGGTCTTCTTAAAAATCTTGAAGAACTTGATTTTGGCGGTAATGAATTAACATCGTTACCAAAAGAGATTGGTCTTTGTAAAAACCTTAAAGAACTTAATCTTGGCGGTAATAAATTAACCTCTATACCAAAAGAGATCGAAGACCTTCCCAAACTCTCAAAGCTTAATTTGCGAGGGAACCCAGGACTTAAAGGTATATCGTCAGAACTTAAAAAGAATGGATTAAATATTTGGAAAAACACTAATACTAAATTTATAAATTATAAATATTATACGAACCAATTGTCCACTGTAACTGTTAAACGAAAAA